GCCCAAGTATTGATTAATAGTTCCTAGGGTAGACTCACCGACTCCAATAATAGGAATATCTGGACTTTCTACTAGAGCAATTTCTATATTTGGAAACTGCTTAGATAACATTGCCGCGCTCATCCATCCAGAGCTTCCACCGCCCACAATAATAATTCGTTTAATTGGTTTTTTCATTTAAGTCCTTCATGTCCTTTCAGTATTTATTTTTGCATGCCACCCGTCAACAATGATCTGGTTCTTGATAGTATCTACAAAATGATTTCTATGAAGATTCCATGATATTGAAATCCTGGTACTATCTGTTTTATTTTCGTATACACAATGTTGCAACCACCCGGGGAATAATATAATTTTCCCCACGGCCGGCTTAATTTCTGCATATTTTGCCACCCCGTGCCCTACAGGAAATATTTCTTGTTGCATCCAAGGTACAGGATTCATCAGCCCAAAATCGCCGTCATTACCGGTAGTCTGGTAATAGTAAGTTCCAGATATCGTAGAATCTTGATGAAAATGCCAGTCTTGTTTTTGACCTTTTGATGTTTTATTAATCCAGCTATGCTGTAAAGATACTGGTGCAGGATGCCATGCTTTTGATTGTTCGACATATTGCTTAACATGTTTTTCAATATACTTTCTTAAATTTACTAGCTCAAAATCTTCTATAGTATTATATCTAGATTTTATGTTAGTTTGAACGCCATCGTCCCACCCTGGAGGATTTGAAAAAGTATCTGTAGCTTCTATTAAAGGTAATTTCTTCCTAATTTCATCCTGCACCAAGAATATTTCTTGTTGAGTACCTTGATGTTCATATATTAAAACAGGAAAAATTGGTCGAACTGACATTACAGTCCTTTATCTTTCAGTATTTTTCTACGCTTGTAGTATTGTCCATTAAGGGTAAAGGACATTTCACCTACTTGTTTTAAGTATTCACTATAATCCACCGTATGCATCTTAATCATTACATCGGATTCGGATAACGGAATTACGTGAGCTAATTCCTTACCCGCAGGAATAGTTAAATCTGCCGGAAACATTTTTTTCGGAATTAATAAGTTAACACTGGTAGTATGTTGATATTTGTAGTCAACCATGCCGTTTACTACGAACGGTTTAAATTTATCATCATGCCAAAAACAATTAGTAAAGAGAAAATTTACACCAGTTTTTTCTTTGATCTTCCACGGGCTATTTAATTTCAGATGTTGATAGTCGTTAAGGTAATCGCCCCATTGTTTTTGATTATGTCCTTCGGCACTTTCTTCAGGAAACCACTTTAACATTGAATTTTCAGTGCTGATCCAAAAGTCTTGCCAACTTTGAATTATAAATCCAGTTCTAAATAATCCCGTTACACCCGGGCATGTTTTCATGGTACCACGACTTGGACCATTATGCTTAACTGTAGTTGGTAATTTTTTCCAGAAATCGGGCAATCGTTCTTCGGCATTTACTAGGGGGAATAACGTTTCTACTTCAGGATGATGTGTAAAACAATCTAGTACAATTTTTGGTTTTTTAAAAAAGAATGTGAACATAATTATCTGTAAGTTTTTTTAGAATGTAGTAATTTAGCATATATTCCAGACCAGTATGTACTCATGCGATACTTAAAACTAGATTTATTATACTCGTCTGTACGTACTTCCGACGACATAGTCCAATCATCTCTTTTAAAAGGAAAGACTACAACTAACGGATCTCCAGGCATAATAGTAAACTCTTTTTGTTGAACTAGTGCAACAATACCAATAGGCTCGTCATGCTTGTCTGTATCGACAACGCCTGGAAAGATTGAAAATGTTTTTCTAAAATGATAATACGGGTCGAATATCATACAGCTATATCCCGGCGGCGTCTTAATATGCCAAGGCTGATATATCTTCATGTAGTGACTTTTTTGGCCGTCGACTGCAACTTGTGCCTGCTGCCACGGATGTTTTCCTACTACTTTGTCAGCATGACGGCAACGAGCTTCAAAGCTATTAAAAAAATGTTCGTCTACTTCTTTTTTAACTTGTATTTCGTAAGATGCACGTATAATATATCCAGTAGTCATATAGTCTAATACTGGAACACATCGTTTAATAGTTGGTGTGTGTGGCACAGTAACATCCATATACTCTCCTACTTCTACAGGAGTATCTTTATACCAATCGGGTATTAATTTTGAAGCAGGCAAAACAGGAAACATTTCTAATGTTTCGAGATCGCTAGTTGAAAAAGTTATGTTATTGTTCATTTAAAACTCTTAGGAGAATGGAAGATCCGTTTATAAGCATTATACAAGAAAAATTTTGATTTGTCTAGTATTTTGTCAGTAGTAAATTCTGCTTCCCAATCGTCTCGCTTAAATGGAATAATATGTAGTAATGGATCGCCACAAAAAAATCGTACTTCTTCGCTTTTTCCTGTTAAGAAACCAATCACTGGAATTTTTTTATCAAACTTATCTGTGTCTATAATAGCAGGCAAAATGTGTACATCTTGATTGTAAAAATAGTATGGTTGCATTACTAAGCAACTATACCCGGGTGGCGTTTGAATAGACCACGGAGATTCAAATTTGAAATATTTTCCTCTCTTTTTATCTTGAGACTTCATAGGACAAGTGGGCTCTTCGAATATAGATACAGGACCGTTTGGGTTTAATCCAAACATTTTTTCTAAATCTGAATTCTTTGCTACGGTAGCATTTGTATCGCTAAAACTACCGTCTTTTACTTCAAGTGCAGTTTGTATTTTCATTGCCGGCGCAAAATTTACAAGTTTTTCAGAAACTCTAACTTCAAACGTTGCACGAATAATATACCCCGACGACATCAAATCACTAACAGGTACACACGCCCGCACATTTTTTGTAACAATCTCGTCGAACGCATACGACTCTTTAGCCTCTGGCAGTTTAGTATACCATTCGGGCAAAAAGTCTTTAGCAAGAATTGGCGGCCAATGCTCTAATGCAAGGGAGTCGTTAATATTAAATTTTATTTTCATCGTCTACCTTTATTTTCATCGTCTATTTCTATTAACCAGGTGGTTAAAATATACTTGTCAGTGTCACCGATTGGAGGGTTTCCACGATGTGTGTGAGTCCAGTCTGCTGGCCATATTAACAATTTATTTTTTTTAGGAACTACACGAGTATTCTGATAAAGAAATTCAGTTTCTCCAGCTTCATCGATGTTGTTCATATACAGTTGTATTACTATTTTTCTTCTAGAATTTTCATATAACGATTCGTAATGCCACTGATGAAAACCTTCGCCAGGTGCAATTTTCTTCATTTTAATTTGATCTACTTTATAAGATACGTCTTGCAATATGCTAAATTTTTCTGTATAAATTGGAAATATTTTCTCCCACAACACTTCAAGGAAATGATTTATATTTTTTGGATTCACAGTATTAATTACATTGTGATTTAACAAAAATAATTGTTCGTCGTCTTTTCTATGTTTAGGAATATTATCTCGGTAATGTAACGATAGTTTGGACATTGAATCATAATAGCTAACTAGTTCATCTAAGTAGGCATTTTTAAAATAGTTTTCAAAAATTCCGATAAATCCATTAAACTCGTATTTTTCAAAATTCATGATTTCATTCCTAATCTTATGTTACCGGCTAAGGATATCCTAACGTCATCAGACGTATAAAAAGGATAAACATGGTGTTGCAATTCAGCTGGGAAAATAGCAATCTTTCCTTCCCAACGTCGATCGACAGGCAAAAAATGACTGGTTAGTTTTCCTAATGCATCTGTATACATAAATTCAAAATTGCCAGTTGAATTTTTTACAAGGTCCTGATTAGCCTCTTTGTCTTTTTCGTCTTCAATATTAAAAGGTACATGTACCCATAACACAAAACTGTAAATCCCGGAATGGTTATGCATTGGCAAGAATTCAGCAGGACGTTGAAAATTCATCCAAACTCTTTCAAGCTCTAGTCTAGATGCAATTTGATCAATGTTAACAGTGTAATTAAACATCCTGTTAAAATAATTAAAAGTTTCTTCAAATTTATCAACAAATTTAAATACTTCCTTCATTAATAAATCTGTAGTTTCTGGAGTAATCGTGTATTCTTTGGTATACCCAAATTTTCGTTTGCCGTAAGCTCGTAATAGATCTTTAGAAGTCTCTAATCCACCCGACTCTTCAAAATCTTTTTTATGTATTTGTGCTTCTTTTTTAATACGTTGGAACACAAAGGGATTCAAATCCTCTATTAAAAATCCTACATTTGTAAAATTAATAGCTGTCATATTAATATCCTATAATTTCGCCATCTAATTTTAACATAATATTCATGGCAACTACAACCCTCAATGCGCCCGAATAGTCAGGTGTTCGATGATCTAACCAACTTGGAAATAACACTAGATCGCCTTCTTCTACTGTGCATTGCTTGTCGTATGGACGATATAAATCAGGAAGTTTTGTAGTATCTTTAGTAGGAACAACGCCCTTCATCATTCGTGCATTGGGATTTAAAAATATTGTACCGTTAGTGTTGGATGTATCTAACTCAATATAGTGTACTCCTGACCATTGTATATTACTGGGCCCACCAGTATGGTCATGAACTAGTGTATTGTTTGTGTCAGTCATCATGCCGTACCAGCAAGTAAGGTCGTAACTCCACCCTTTATTAAAATCTATACCTGTAGTTTTTAAAAATTCTGTTATATCTTTGTCGTAGAATTTAGACAACATAGCCCATGGCGCTTTAACAGCGCCTGGAATGTAATCAGTATATACATTTGCCGCTGTGTCGTTAACGCCATTCTTTAAAAAATGAGGATAGATATTATCCATCAAATATTTTTTAATCTTGGCATGATTTGTTACCTTTAATTTAAATAAAGGGACGGGAAATAACGGAATCTCTATAACATCAGGCATGTCAGTCTACCCATTTACTTTGAGGTCCGACATCGGCTGACTCAAATTCGTAAAAGTCAATAAAAAATAGTAGCGTGGTTCTAGGCTGGCTAGACTTGGTTTTAAAATTATTAGGCCGATGCCACAGATTTGAATCATATGCGATTAACCTATTAAACAAGTTTCCTATCTTTACTGTCTCTGAAAAATTAGCATGATTATTATCTAAATCTTGTTTATATTGATCTGTAGCAATACCACTTACATTAAATTCTTTTCTAGAAACATAATCCTCGATACTAAAATCACGCTGACCTTGTTTAAGGAAAATGCTAGTACCGGTGTCAAAACTAACTTCGTCTTCGTTTAAATATACAAGCCCTGCCAGTGTAACATCGTCGTTATGTATCCACCCCGAGTTTGCATGATCGTCATCGTACACATCATTAATATGAAAACTAATATGTATCACAAATCGTTTAATACCTGGGAATACTTCTTTTGCAATTTTTTTAGCAAAGAATATTCCAAATTCTTTAGTCGCAGGATCTTTAGATTCCAACAGGTTAATTGTGCGTTTTCCTGGAAATCGTTCAGATCCTTCGTATGTTTGTCGATTGGCCAACTCTATAACTTTTTTAGGATTATTAAAAAAATTGTTTTTACAAATTACAGTACCTGCAAGCGGATGAGATGTTTTATCAAGTTTATGAGAATTGGCCATTATCTTTTCCTACAAAGATTAAAAACCATAGTAATTCTTCCGTCATCTTTATTACGTGTTCTCGGAACAAGGTGCGGAAGCCATGCTTCCCACATTAAAAACATTCCTTTTTTTGGAGTTATTATCACTTCAGAAGTATTAGTGCTAGTTGGTCGATCATTTAATTTGTCAAGATGGACAAAATCTCTAAACGGTCTTGGGTCAGTTAATATCAAAGAGGCCGAACCTTCTGGTGCTTGCAAATATAATAATCCTGATAATATTGCTTCGGGGTGTGTATGCTCTTCATGGAACGCACCGTCAAACATTTCACTAACAAAAACAAAGGAAAAAAAGTCTAGGCCTTGTGTACTGTAACCCAAGTCTTGAAGATATTTTTTTCCTGTTTTTTCTATAAAAATTCTAAAAGGTTCTATATCAGGCATGTAGGCAATGCCACCTGAATTGTTATATCCAAAAGTAGTATTGTAATCCCATTTCTTACTGGCAAATTCAGGGTTGTCTAAATACTTCCTAGCAACTGGCAACATGGCATTTGCTAAAATTGGGTTAAACTCCGATAATATGGCTGTTGGAAAATGATAATTGATCATATTGACCCTTGGGGATTACGCACCATGTCAAATGCATGATGATAATTTGGACCAAATATTTTTACATAGTGCAAAAATGCTTGAACACATTCTTTTCCTTTGAACTTTTCACGCCAGTGTAAAGATTTTGCGCCTTTATAAACGACGGCATCGCCTTTCTTTAAAACTATACCTTCAGATGATCCATCTGGCCTAGTCATATAGATTGGCCACTCGTCGCCTGCTAAATTTACACTAACACTAATTTCACACGCTTCGGCATCGGTATGTTTGTGTAATTCAGCACCAGTCTTATACCATCTTGCATAACAGTATGTAGGATATAATCTTTCACCAACTAAATCGTTCATGTAAAAGATTTTCGTAAATAAAATTGCTTGAATAGCATCGTGTCCGTAAACAGCAGGACTTCCTGGAACATAGCTATCAGGTTTAGCTTTAGCAAAATTTGTAATACAATATTTTTTAAAGTCGTTGGCAATCATCTCGGCGCCATCCTGATGTATAAAATCTCTAACTACAAAGAAGTTATTAGCTTCTAATAATTCTCTGTTAGTCATTTAATCAAATTTAAATTCTACAGACGGTGTTGGTTCATCTGGATCCATAACGGCCCATGCATCCGACTCGGGCATACACCAATATGTTTCCCCCTCGATGACCACTTTTGATCCTGCGGCAGGGTGAAATAAAATTCTCTCGCCCACTTTAACGGTCATAGGAATAAGCACACCTGTTTTTTCAGAATATTTTCCCGGGCCTGCGGCCACAATTAATCCTTTTGAAGTTTTTTCATCTACAGAAGAACCTGTTAAAACAATACCGCCACTGGTTGTTGTTTGTGCGTCTTCTCTTTTAACCAGCAATCTATCGTGAATTGGTCTCAAAATTGGCATTTTTTTTCCTTAAAAAATAATATACCATATTTATAGGTAGTTTTTTAGGGAGTACTTAAATTAGATCAACTAGGTCAAATATAGTTTGTAATTTTGTGCGTATAGTTTTGCTTGAAAAACTATTGCGTAACCCTTGGTGCAGGGGTTTTGGAGCACGGTCTACCGTTGCCCATGCCCATCCTTGATGTTCGTCACTGAGCTCGGGTACAAACTCTTTATCTATTACGCACAAATAAGTATGGAAATTAAACACCTTGTCATTAGACACAAATGTTTCTAAAGGAATTGTTTTGATTATTTTTGGTATACTACCAATTTCTTCAGTAATTTCGCGCTGTAAACCTTGCCATGGAGTTTCGCCGACTACATTGGTGCCCCCGACTAGTCCCCAAGTGCCTTCATGTTTACCGCTGGCTTTTTGTAATAGTAAGAATCGTCGTGTAGATTTAGCGTAGAACAATGCTCCGCTACAAACTATTCTATCCGTTACAAGACTATTCTCCATGATCCAGCGTCATACGTACCTTCAAAGCTCTTGTTCCATGAGATACCATTCCACATGTACTGAGCACTAGTATATGTATTTGTTTGCCAGACCATAGTGTCGTAAAACTGACTAGAATTAAAGACTACATTCCACTTAGTTCCGTTCCATTCAATGATGTCGTTTGTTTTTGCCACTAGTGTGCCCCACACTGTACTGTAATTCGTAGCGGCAGTACCCGGGGTTCCAGTCCATTGAGTATTTTTAAGATTATCAAGCGAGCCAATATCCTCAACTAACAAGAAGCGCAAACCAAGTATGATAGGTTGATCTGCTATTTCTTTACCTGTTGGACGCAATGGATCATAAGTTAGTGGATTAATAATAGCATCAAAAGTTCCAGGACTATTGGGACGATTACCGGCCGTTGCATTGTAGCCTAACATATTATCTAATTTACCAGTACTATCTATGCCAGTGTTACTTACTAGTGTATCTGGATTCCAATTAACACGTAGTATACTAGTATCTAGTGGATCTATCGCAACTGTGCCTATTACTTCTGTGTTATCGGGCTGTTTCAAATAGATACTGCTAGATCCGGCAACATATTTTCCGGGATAACTATTAAAAATTTCAGTCCAATCTATAGGAGCAGTTAATCTTACAGGATTAGGATCGTTAGTTGGTTCGTTGGGAAATAATGAACCAGCTGGGCCCAAGGCGAGTACTGTGTTTGCATATACTTCTATCTTATAATCAGAAATAGTTACAACATTTACATCAATGAAATCGCCAAAACTAGTAGTGGAACCTACCGGATCTGTTCCAAGCCCTTCCACGTATGTGCCGCTGGTAGTGCTTGAACCGTATAAACTAGAAACAATTTTTGTAATAACACCGAGATGTTTTACTTTGACTGGAGGATTGACCCATATAGGTGTTGATACTTTTAAAGTGGCAATGTCGTTGCCACTGTCGTTGCCCACCGGAACTGTGCGACTACTCCAATTGATGTCTAATAAATTTAGTACAGTAATACTGGTCCAGTCAATGTAGTTGTCATTGGTCTGCAATTCTAAACTGGGGTTAAACAACACCAACATTTGTTCAAGTATTTGTAATTTTTGATCAGTACTTGAACTCCAAATATCTACTTTTAATTTGAGATCAAACGGTGTCGGCATTAGTCTTTCAACAGTATAATTTTTACCTTGACCTTGAGTATATGTGCCAGCACTAATATCTCGTTCTCTGATTTGAACTTTGTCCACAAATGTTTGATCTGCCAGACGATCACGATCCATGCTTAAACTTTCTACGTAAACAGCAATACGTGGGATACTGTTTACTTTGTTTTCGCTGTTGCCGCGAATAATACTGGCCACTTGTCTGTCTGGATCTCCGTACATAACTGGCACTCTGTGCAAGCTACCATCGCCATATTTGACCACAAAGTTACTGAATACACGAATAACTTGTGTAATATATCGTCTTACTTGACCGTCGTAAAAAAATTGCATTAGAAATCTGCCCTAGGTTTAAGTACCTTAGTGATACTTTGACGTTGTTCTTCTCTGTTGTTATAGAATGTAACAGTCCATATTCCAGTAAACGGAATTACTTCTTGTGTACTATCGTCTAACACACCGCTTGGATTATCGCTAGCCGCAGACCCACCGTCTTCTTTTTGTGTAGTAGGTGGCGGATAGCTTTGAAATGCGCCACCACCGTCTATATTAGTTGTATTGGGAACTAGTGGTAGATTGATTTGTATGCATGGAGTAACAACTCCATCTAAATTTGTATATTGATAACTGGTAAACAATCCAACATGATCACTCAGTGCATACGCCAGTGTAGTTGTTTGATATTTCAATACAACATACGCACAAGTAGCAAATGTAAACGGAACATGAGTTCTAACAACTGTTGCATCAACTGTTAATTTAACAGCATCGCTCGCTTGACTATCGTTGTAGATGTAAGTAGTATTATTAATAAAACTAGTCTTTAATGTATTTCTAGTATCGTTATTAGTCATATTCATACGTACACTATCTTCATAAGCTATCCAACCATTGCCATTAAATTTAAATAATCTGTTAGGCATAAAATCAGTACGCAAGAAGAAATCGTTAGTTACTGGACTATTAGGAAATTGAATTCCAAAACCAAACTCGTACCCGTTATCAGGATATCCGTCGCCTAGCAAGTAACCAGTATATCCACTTCGCTGTGGCATACCTGCAACTGCACTGGCATTGAGATTTTGTGCAACACTACTAGCGCGAATGTCTGTTTCGTCAGCAGTTGATAATACAGGGTTGCCAGTGAACGGGTCTGCGGCCAATGTATAAAATTGACGAGTTTCATGTCCGCTCTTAGGAGCATCAGCTTCTGCTTGTGCTACATTTTGATCATTAATATTAAGTTCTGCATTGTAAGTGCTTAATAAATCTCGTAAGGTGGTATTTGCCACTGGATCGCCGTTAGCATCTTTTGCTGGCTCGTTAAAGATTGATGCAAATTTCTGGTTATCAGTAACACGTTTAAGTTTTAATCTATATAGATGCGGAAACCACGTAACGCTGAAACCTTCGCTAGCACGGCCCACATCTTCGATAACATAGTATCTTGGCAAACTAAAATCAAAATCGTTAAGCGCAAAGTCATCGCGTAAATGTGGTAACTCTAACACATCGCCACTTATAGGTTTACGGCCTATATACTTGATAAAATCATTAATATGCACAGTCATAAACAATGTGTCATTATCGATAAACAGACCAAACTGACTTAGATTAAAATCAATGTTTGCTACATTATAAAGTCCGCGAATTCTGTAAATTTGTGTATCGTACGTGCCGTCACGATTTTCTAAAAATAACAAATCTTGTATGTTTGTCACACTTCGATCGGCATACATGGGCTGAGATGCAGTGGCATTATCAGCAGTAGTATTTGCACCTATGTATTTGTGCAAATATACGTCGGTTCCTCCAGCTTGGAACATCTCGCTGGATTGACGGTCTATGAACTTGTAATCAAGTCCTTTTTCTGGTTTGAATAGGGATAAGCGTGGCATATGATATTTATCGCCAGCTAAATATACATGGAGAACAAAACATGGATGATTTAGCCCCAAGTACGCAATCTAATTCCGTAACAGAACGAAACAAAGTATTTGACTATGTACGTCAAATGCTCGGTGAAGGTATGATTGATGTAGAATTAGACCCTATACATTACGAAACTGCTTTAGATCGTGCGTTAAATCGTTACCGTCAGCGCAGTCCTAACGCTGTAGAAGAAAGTTATTTGTTCTTAGAACTAATACAGGATCAAAATGAATACAGACTGCCCGATGAAGTTATTACTGTCCGTCAAGTATTTCGTAGAGCTATTGGCTCAAGAAGTGGAATTGGTGCAGGTGGTACTTTATTTGAACCGTTTAATTTAGCCTATACAAACACCTACCTTATGTCGGGTAGCATGATGGGCGGACTAGCAACTTATGATGCCTTTGCTGGCTATCAAAAATTGGTAGGGCGTATGTTTGGTAGTTACATAGAATTCTTATGGAAACCAACCAGCCACTTGCTGGATATTTTGCAACGTCCGTTTGCCCAAGGCGAACAAATTCTTGTGCAAAGTTATAACTATCGGCCAGACTGGGTGTTGTTACAAGATGTTTATGCCAAGCAATGGTTAAAAGATTACACTCTTGCCACTAGCAAACAAATGCTTGGACAAGCACGTAGTAAATTTGGATCAATCGCAGGCCCTGGATCACCGATTACATTGAACGGCACAGCACTTCTGGCCGAAGCTAAAGAAGAAATTACCAATTTAGATAAAGAATTGGAAACATTAATTGCCGGCGGAACTGGTTATTACTTTATAACTGGCTAACAAATATCTTGACCTTGTAATAAAACTGTTATATACTAGCAGTACTTTAGGGGGTTCTATGATCATAGGTGTGTGCGGTTTTATTGGTTCTGGCAAAGATACTATTGCCGATTATCTTACTAACTTTCACGGTTTTAGACGAGAATCGTTTGCAAACTCCCTCAAAGATGCAGTAGCACAAGTGTTTGGTTGGGACCGCACTATGCTTGAAGGTCGTACTAAACAAGCTCGTGAGTGGCGTGAACAAGTAGATCCGTGGTGGAGCGAACGTTTGAATATGCCCAATCTTACCCCACGCTGGATCTTACAGTACTGGGGCACAGAAGTTTGCCGCAAAGCATTCCATGATGATATATGGATTGCCAGCTTAGAAAACAAACTACGTAACAGCACTGATGATATTGTTATTAGCGACTGTAGATTTCCTAATGAAATCAAATCAATTAAAAATGCGGGCGGCATTGTTATCCGTGTAAAACGTGGTGCAGAACCCGAGTGGTACACTGATGCTGTAGATATGAACGCAGGCGATACTTGCATGAATTGGATGTTGGCTAAAACTCGCATGGAAAAGCTAGGAATTCATGCTAGCGAAACTGCCTGGGTCGGTACTAAGTTTGATGCAATCATGGACAATAACGGAACAATTGACGATTTGTACGCACAGGTACAAACACTCATAAGTCCGGAACAAGACCCCCTTGACGCCATTTCACACCTTCTTTGTGAAGAGTCCTTTGACAGTTCGCACACACAGTTTTGAGATTTGTAGGATGGCAGTTATTTAAATTGCCATCTACATGAAACACATTAAAAACTTCTGAATGTAGACTACGATAACCGCATTTGTCGCAACTTGACTTTACGGCATAGCCTGAACTTTTCCACCTGGGCTCCTTGACCCCGCGAACACATAGCCCGCACTCCGATCTGTAGTAGGGTTTGTTATTTTTATAGTAGTTAATGGCTACAGGCGCCCGCCCACAGCTACATAGTGGTCTCATATTTTATTTAAGCCTTTTCAAGACCTTTCCATGGGTATATAACTGGTACAATTTGTTCAAAACCACTAAATACATACAAGAACATGTACTCATGGAGATAACACAATGGCTCAATTAAGTTCACCAGGCGTAAGCGTAACAGTAGTAGATGAAAGTTTCTACACCCCAGCGGCACCTGGTACCGTACCCCTAATAATCGTAGTATCAGAACAAGATAAAATGAACAGTGCTGGCACAGGCACTGCTCCAGGAACAACCAAAGCAAATGCAGGTAAAGTTTACCTACTAACAAGTCAAGCAGACTTAGGCGCAACATTTGGTACTCCTTACTTCCAAACTGACGCTAGCAACAATCCAGTTAATGCCGGCGAATTAAACGAATATGGTTTACAAGCCGCATATAGTTTCTTAGGAGTTAGCAACCGTGCGTATGTAGTACGTGCAGATGTCGACACTAAACAATTGATTGCCGCTACCAGTGCTCCAACTGCTCCTCCAGCAAACGGTACATATTGGTTTGACGTAGCCGATACTAACTTTGGCGTATTCCAGTGGAATGCAAGTGCGGCCACTGCAACAAACGGTCAAACATTTATTAATCAAAGTTCAGTTAACAACATAACTGTTATTACAGATTCAAACTTACTAAGCGGTACAACACCACGCACTAGTTATGGTTCACTAGGCGACTACGCTATTGTTGCTACAACTACATTGAACAAATTGTGGTTGAAAAAGTTCCAAACAGATACAGCCGCAGGTACATGGGTTGAAGTCGGAACAAGCGCATGGTCAGCCGCTTGGCCAACTGTTACTAGTAGCTCGGTCAATAGTGGTGCAAGTATTACAGGTACATTGATTATCAACGGTACAACTATTACTGGAGCCAGTTCAAGTCCATCAGCATTTGTTGGATTGATTAACACTGGTGCAATTACTGGTGTTACAGCGGCTTATGTTAACAGCACAATCCAGCTTTATTCAACTAGTGTAAACG